AGGATGGCCGCATGAGGCCAGTCATCGAGGCGCTGATGGTCTTGATGATTGGAGCAGTGGTCAGCGTAGTTTTTGCCGTAATCATCCTGATCCGCACGGCTCAGGGCGCGTGGAGCTTACTCGGAGAGACAGATGGCCAGCACGGGAATTGAGCGTCAATCAGCAGTGGCGGAGCGTCTGGCCGTTCTAACTGCACGCAGCAAGCACATCAACGGCGAAGGCTACGGCACCACCAGGGCAGATCCGATGATGATGGCCGGTGCGCTGGCAGGGCTGACGCCACTGCAAGCCGAGCTCATGCACGCCAAATACCGGCTGGAATACCGCGCCCAAGAGACGGCTGTCACGCTGTACGCCGCCACCATCGCCCGGCAGTACGCGCTGACCTTGCCAAAGGCCACGGCAGTGAGCCGGGCCGCCGTCCACTGCGTCGTGCATGGGGCTGCTTGCAAGATGTGCATGGGCACTGGTGTGATGCCGGATCAGCGCGAATGTAAGCGGTGTGAAGGCGTGGGCATGAAAGCAGTCAGTGACCGGCAGCGAGCGCTGGTTGCCGGAATTCCATGCACGACTTGGCAGCGCTGTTTTGCCGACATAGCAGACAATGCTGAAACAGCTTTGCGTCGTGTCGAAGCCGATGCGCTCGCCACGATTACAAAAAACCTGCGAGAAGGCGAAGAGGCTGCTTGACACAGTGGGTTAAATTTTCAATGATATTTGCCATATTGGGGTAACTACCCCTGACACCTAAAGCCTCGCCATCGTGCGGGGCTTTTTGCTTTCTGGAATCCCGAAATGAACCTCACACCGCACTTCACTCTGGCCGAGTTCACCCAGAGTCAGGAAGCCGCGCGTCGAGGTTTATCGAACCAGCCAAACGAACGCATCCAAGAAAACCTGCTCATGACAGCCAACGCCATGGAAGCGGTGCGAGCACTGCTAGGTGGCAAAGGCATCAGGATTAGCAGCGGATACCGCTCACTGGCGGTTAATCGCGCCTTGGGCAGCAAGGACACCTCTGCCCATGTGCAAGGCTTCGCTTGCGACTTCATCTGCCCAGCCTTCGGCACGCCGCTTGAGATATGCAAAGCAATCGAGGCATCTAGCATCCGCTTTGATCAGCTGATCGAGGAGGGCACCTGGGTGCATCTATCCATTGACCCGCGTATGCGCCAGCAAGTGCTGACCATGCGCAATGGCAAATACAGCACAGGCCTCTCCAAATGATTCGTGAAGAACTGGCAGCCGCCGCCGCAAACAAAGCCACAGCAGCCAGCTACATCACATCAGGGAGCGCTTTCATGATTGGCGGCTTTACTGCCAACGAATTCGCCGCATTGGGCGGCCTGCTCTGCGCAGTCGTGACAACCATCGCAAACATCTACTTCAGAGCTCGTGAGAGCCGGAGCAAGCAATGAACCCTGAAAACATCGACAAGGCACTGCAAGTCGGTCTGATCGTAATGGCCTGCGCCCCGCATGTGGCTGCCGTCATCGGCACGCCATTGCTGATTGCTCGTATTGGCCTGATCTCAAAGCTATACACCTTTCTCGCCGGCAACTACCTCAAGGCCAAGAACGCAAAGTAATGGCGCTTACCTCGAAACAGAAGCGATTTGTTGACGAATACCTGATTGATCTGAATGCCACGCAGGCCGCTATCCGTGCCGGCTACAGCGAGAAGACCGCTACAGAGCAGGCATCACGCCTGTTAACCCTTGTTAAGGTTCAAGAAGCGATCTCCGCAAGCACTCAGAAGCAGCAGGAGCGCACGCAGATCACGGCTGATCGGGTGCTGAATGAGTACGCCCGCCTAGCTTTCTTCGATCCGCGAAAGCTGTTCGATGACGAAGGCAGGCCCAAGCCTATCCAGATGCTTGATGACGATACTGCCGCCGCGCTGGCCGGCCTCGATTTTCAAGAGGTCTACGAAGGCTTCGGCGAAGAGCGCCAGTTCATTGGCTACACCAAGAAATACAAGTTGGTTGACAAGAAGGGTGCTCTCGACTCGATTGCCAGGCACCTCGGCATGTTCAACGACAAGTTGAGCGTGACCGGAACGCTTGAACACTCCATCAAGAATCTTACCGATGACCAGCTATCCGCCCGCATTTCACAGCTTGCAACAGAAGCAGGAGTTGCTGCTTCTGTTGGAAGAGCAGAAGCGTCGAAGGAATGAGGATCGGCTGTCCGGCTATCGGCCGTACGCAAAGCAGCTGGAATTCCACAATCTAGGCGATTCATACCGTGAACGCCTGTTCATGGCTGGTAACCAGCTGGGCAAGACATGGGGCGGCGCTTACGAGGTTGCCATCCACCTGACTGGGCTCTATCCGGAATGGTGGAAGGGGCTGAGATTCGACAGGCCGACAACCTGGCTTGCCGGGTCTGAATCTGCCGAGCTGACCCGCAAGGGCGTTCAGCGCTTGCTGCTGGGTCCGCCCGAAGTTCGTGCGCTTTGGGGCACTGGCGCCATCCCGAAGGATTGCCTTGTTGGTACGCCTCCGATGAAGCCCGGCGTGCCAGATGCTGTCAGCAGCATCACCGTCCGGCACGTCTCTGGCGGCCTGAGCATCATCAAGTTTGCCTCCTATGATCAGGGCCGAGGCAAGTGGCAGGCCGACACGCTGGATGGCGTCTGGTTCGATGAAGAACCGCCCGAAGACATCTACTTCGAGGGCATCACTCGAACCAACACGACTCAGGGCCCGGTCATTCTCACCTTCACGCCGCTCAAGGGCATGTCGAATGTGGTGCGCCGGTATCTCACCGACAAGCCAGCGGGCACGGTGGTGATCAACATGACGATCTACGACGCCGAGCACTACACCAAGGAGCAGGCAGACGCGATTGTCGCGACCTATCCGCCCCATGAGCGTGAAGCCCGAGCCAAAGGCATCCCGACGCTGGGCAGCGGCAAGATTTTCCCAGTGGCTGAGGAAATGATCAGCGAGCCGGCCGTGCAGATTCCAGATCACTGGCGACGCATCGCCGGCATGGACTTCGGCTGGGATCACCCGACAGCCGCCGCGTGGATTGCCTACGACCTCGATGCCGACTGCATCCATGTCTATGACTGCTACCGGCAGAAAGAACAAACACCGGTTATCCATGCCGCCGCGATCAAACCGCGCGGTGACTGGATTCCCATGGCATGGCCGCATGACGGTCTACAGCACGACAAGGGCAGCGGTGAGCAACTGGCGCAGCAATACGAAGCCCAGGGCGTGAACATGCTGCCCGAGCGCGCCACCTTCGAGGATGGCGGTAACGGCGTCGAGGCTGGGCTGATGGACATGCTCGACCGGATGCAGACCGGCAGATTCAAGGTCGCCGCGCACCTTCACGAGTGGTTTGAAGAGTTCCGGCTCTACCACCGGAAAGACGGCAAGGTGGTCAAAGAGGCCGACGACCTGATGGCCGCAACCCGATACGCAATCATGATGCTGCGCTTTGCCAAGACGAAGCCGCAGCCACGAACCAAAACACGATCAAACGGTGGCACTGGATGGATGAGCTGAAAGCAAATGACAGCGCTTCGCTCAAAGACGAAGACTTGCTGTCTCAAATGCGAGCCCACAAAGCGGCTGTCGATGAGATTGACGGCCACAACCGCGAATCGTTCGAGGACTCGCTGCGCTTTCTGGAAGGCCACGGCCAGTGGGATGAGAAGGTTAAGGCCACTCGCGCATTGCAAGGCCGCCCATGCCTGACCATTAACAAGCTGCCGCAGTTCGTCGCCCAAGTCGCCAACGACATCCGCATGAACCGGCCCCGCATCAAGGTCAAGCCCGTGGATAGTGGTGCTGATCCCGAAGTGGCAGAGGTCATGGAAGGGTTGATTCGTAACATCGAGTACAGCAGCCGCGCCGATGTCGCCTATGACACAGCCAGCTTCTACGCTGTCGCCGGTGGCCGTGGCTTCATCCTGATCGAAACTTGCTACGCCGACGACGATGCGTTCGATCAAGACATCCGAATTCGCCGTGTGCAGAACCCGCTGACGGTCTACATCGATCCTGATTCGCAAGAAGCCGATGGCAGCGATATGTCGTGGGCCATGATCTCGCGCCTAATGCCGAAGAAGCAGTTCAAGAAGAAACACCCGAAGGCCGAAGCCAATTCGATCCAGTCTGACGACAATTCGCAGTGGTTCACGGAAGACTCAGTGCGCCTGGCTGAGTATTGGACCCGTGAATGTGTGCCCCGCAAGCTGGCGCTGCTCGATGACGGCACGGTCGTGGATGCTGACAAGGTGCCCGAGGGCGCCACTGTTGTGCGCGAACGTGAATCGCAGCGCTACAAGGTCATGTACCACCTGTGCAGCGGTGCCGAGGTACTTGAGCGCAAGGCGTGGCCGGGCAAGTACATCCCGATCGTTCCCGTGTGGGGCGAAGAGATCAACATCAATGGCAAAGTGTATCGCCGTGGTCTGATCCACAACGCCAAAGACTCGCAGCGCATGTACAACTACTGGCGCACCACAGCCACTGAGCTGGTTGCTCTGGCACCGAAAGCCCCAACATTGCTGACTCAGCGCCAGATTGATGGCCATGAGGATGATTGGGCCGAATCGATCAATACGCCTAAGCCGTACCTGATTTACAACAACGACGCTTCGGCCCCCATGCCGCAGCGCTTAGAGCCTGCCAGCGTACCGCAGGGCGTGTTTAGTGAGGCTCAGGTCTGCGTCGATGATATGAAGGCAACGACCGGCATCTATGACGCCAGCCTAGGCCAGCGCAGCAATGAAAACAGCGGCGTGGCCATTCGTCAGCGAGAAGCCCAAGGCGACACAGCCACTTTCGTCTACACCGACAACCTGAGCCGTGCGATTGCCCAGGTCGGCCGCATCATCATTGACCTGATCCCGACCATTTACGACACCAAACGCATCGTTCGCGTGCTGGGTGAGGATGGCAAAGACGAAGCAGTCACGATCAATGAGCCGACCGCCAACGAGCGACTGCTCAACGACCTGACTGTCGGCAAATACGATGTGCAGATTGAGTCCGGCCCGAGCTTCGGCACCAAGCGCCAAGAAGCCGCCGAAACCATGATGGAAATGATGAAGAGCTTCCCAGGCGCAGGCCCGCTGTTGGGTGACCTGATTGCGCGTAACATGGACTGGCCGGACGCCGACAAGGTAGCTGACCGCCTGAAAGCCATGCTGCCGCCTGAGATCAAGGCGCTTGAGGAAGAGACCGACCTGCCGCCGCAGATTGCCCAGATGATGGAGCAGATGAAGGCGCAGTTGCAGCAAATGGCCGAACAGAACGCTCAGTTGCAAGCAGCGGCTCAGTCCAAAGAGCAGGAAGCCGAATTCAAAGCTGGCGAGCTCGACATCAAGCGTCAGGAACTGGCGCTGAAGGGCTATGAGCTGTGGCTGAAGGCGCAGCAGGAAGATGCCAAGCGCGAAGCCGAAGAAAACAAAAACGATCAGGACACGGCCATTCAGGTGGCTGAACTGACGATGGCCTACCGCGAAGACATGATGCAGATCATCGGGCCGATCTTCGAGCGCATCCAAGCCCAGCACAACGAGCTGATGGAAGGCATCACGCAGCCAATGGTCTTGCCAGCGGGTGAAGAAATGCCGATGGAGCCGCCTGAGCCGAGTATGGATGACCAGATCAAGATGCGCATGCTGGCGGTGGCGGAGTCGCTGTAATGGGCGCGCCATTGGCGGTTTCGCCTGAGTCGCTACTGCTGCTCAAGCTGGCGAAGGCGGTCAAAGAATTAAAGGCCCGTCAGCCTGAGAAGGGCGATGCAGGCCGTGAGCCAACAGCGGATGAGATTTTTACGGCTGTCAGCCTATGGATGGAGTTTCACCGCGAGGAAGTGCGCGGCGAGCCCGGCAAGACGCCAAAGGCAGTGCCTGGTCCCGCTGGTGTCGGCATTGATGACCTCGATGTCGAAGATGGCGAGCTGGTTGTCGCCCTGACGGATGGCCGGAAGAAGCGATTCAAGCTGCCGATGGCCAAGGATCGCCGACACAGCACCGCCTATCTGGGTGCTGGCGGCATGGCTTCCAGCAATCCAGTGGTGAGCGGAAACGCTTCGGCTGGCTGGGCGCAGTACGCTGACACGGACTACACGTCTGAAAGCCCGTTTGCTGCCAATGACGGCGCAGAGGTGGCGCTGCCAAATAATGCTGGCACCAGCATCACAGATTTTCTGCCAACTGGTGTTGATGCGCTGTATGACCCGATCTTGCAGCGGATTACCCCCAAGGCAATCGGCGACTACCAGACCATCACCGTGCGCTTTAAGGCTCGAGCATCGGTTGCCAGCAGCTATCTGGACTTCGGTATAGACATCGGTGGAAGCCAAGGTGTGATCTTTCGCGAGACTAAGGTCTTTGCCAAGGGTGCCGATGTTGAGCACAGCTTTGCTTTCGTCGTGCCTGGCTATTCGCTGAATAGCTTCGTCGCTAATGGTGGCCAAGTGAAAGTAACGCCAGGCGGTGGCGATGTTGAGCTCTACGGCATCGAGTATCAGATCGTGAGGCACTACGAAAAATGAGTGCTGACTTCAAGGTTTATTACGACAGCGACCGCAAGAACGTGGTGGTCGGCCCGAATACCCGATTGTTCGCAGCTGGTTCGCTGATCGCTCAGGCTGATCGCGGCAGGGTGTCGATCTACTACCGTTCGACGAACTATCGCGAGGTGTACCTGCCGTTTGCGCGTTTCGCCAAGCAGGACGGGTCTACGGCTGGAGCAAGCATCTCGGCAGTCATCGACTACTTGAATGCCGAGTTCAACAAGACGCCGTTCGTCGAAAACGCTACGTCAATGCGCGTCACCACAATCGACGTTGGCACTGTCGGCGTGTACGAGGCGGCGCTGACGGTAATGGATGCCGCAGTAGTTCCGACCAGCATTATCACAGCCAACATCGCCGGCCCGATGCCAGGTACAAAAGACGCCGACGAGCTGGAGTTTGATCGCATGATCCTGCATGCCGTGGCTGCTACAGGCCAATTCACGCTGTACATCGAGGCCATTCCCGGCCCGATATATGGTCAATTTCCAATTGCTTATGGAATAGCCTGACATGGCGATTATTCGCGACCCTTCTAACCCCGCCCGAATTCTCAAGATCAACGAGGACGGCAGCATCAATGTCGTCGCGGTGCTGACCGAGTTGGAGGTCAAGAACGACGCTGGCAACCCGCTGAACGTTACTGACCCGGCATTCGGCACGGCTGGCGGCACAACGGCACCACCCAACGGCACTGGCGTCATCGGCTGGCTGCGTGGGATCTATGACAAGTTGGTGGCTGGCATCGCCGTCACCGGCACGCAGACCGACGCGCTGACCAATGCCCAGCTTCGCGCCAGCGCTGTGCCCGTGTCCGGCACAGTGACGGCTGCGGTGAACAACTTCCCGACAACACAGGCTGTCAGCGGGAACGTGAATATCGCCAACAGCCCGACAGTCAGCGTTTCCAATTTTCCATCGACACAGACAAACGCGCTGACAAACACGGAACTGCGAGCCACCGCGCTTCCAGTATCCGGACCTGCCACTAACGCTGAGTTGCGCGCCAGTGCGCTGCCGGTTTCGCTGTCTGGTGTCGGCACGGCGATGAATAACCCGATCTACGCATTCGAGCGACCAGCAAACTTAAAGGTCAAACAGGTTAGTGCAGCCAATACTGCGCAGACAGTTACGCTGCCTGCTGTTGCTGGCGAGTTTCACTACATCATTGGCGCAATAGTTCAGCGTTACAATAGCACTGCTACCGCTGTGGCTGGCGCAGCTGCAAACTTGGCAGTGACAACAACAAACCTTGGCGGCCTTGAGTTCCGTTTCGGAAATGCAGTAACCGCTGGAGGTGGTGACACGCCAGTCAACCTGCAGCCCAGCAACCCTGTGAAGTCGGACACGGTCAACACGGCCACCACTGTAGTGGTGCCGGCATTAGGCGCTGGCATCATCTCCGTGGTCAACGTCATCTATTTCACGGCCCCGTAATCATGGCTTATGTCGCGCTGCCGATCAGTATCCACTTGATGGCCAACCCATCCAGCCAACTCTTGACGCTGGGTGGCGTGGAGTTGGCCGACAGCCGCAAGGTGCTCGACTTTGCTGGCATCGAAACCGTGCGACTGCAGTACAAGGGCAATCTGGATGTTCGCGTCGAGTATTCGCTCGATTGGGCCGCGAGCTGGAGCACCCTGATTTCTGAGGACACTTTTGTCATCGGCAACAACCCGTTCGTGACCGGCTGGCTGCGAGTGCCGGACGATCTGCCGATCTATGGTGAAGTGCTGCTGCGCTGCATTGGCATCGGCGCTGGCTTAGTGACGACAACGACCTATGTCGAAATGCAATACAAGGGCGCGCAGTAAGTCCCGAACAAACCAATTTCACAAAACGACCGGCCAAGTGCCGGTTTTTTTGTGCCCGAAAACTGCGAAAGCAGCCCGTACCTGTCCGGCCTGACAGGGTAAAAATCCTTGGTGAGAGCCATGCAAATCCAAACGCAAGATGACATTACCGCCGTCGAGGCGACCCCGGCCGCTCCTGCAACGCCCGAGCCTACGGCCAGCCCGGAACCCGTCGCCAATGATGATGAGGCGCAGCCACCAGAACCGGAGAGAAAGCCGGACGGTGTGCAGAAACGCATCAATGAACTGACCGCAAAGGCACGAGCGGCCGAGCGTCGCGCAGAAATCCTTGAACGTGAGCTTGAGGCACGCCAGCGGCAACCAGAGCCTGCAAAGCAGGCAGTGGACGCACCGCAAGGCAAGCCAACGATTGACCAGTATCAGAGCTATGACGAATACGTCGAGGCGCTGACCGACTGGAAAACCGACCAGAAGCTCGCAGCACGCGAACAGGCAGCCGAAGCCAAGAAGACCCAAAGCACTCAGCAGGCTGAACACCAAGCGCTTTATGAGCGCCATCAGCAGCAAGTGAAAGATGGGCGCGGTAAGTACAGTGATTTTGACGAGAAGGTGATGGACAACCCTGACCTCCCGATCACGCCCTCGATGGTGAATGCGCTGACGGAGAGTGATGCAGGGGCAGACATTGCGTACTACCTCGCCGATCACCTCGATGAAGCCGCCGACATCGCTTCCATGTCGCCAACACGCCAAGCCATTGCCTTGGGGCGAATCGAAGCCAAGTTGGCATCAAAACCCCCTGCAAAAACTGTTTCCACAGCTCCCGCACCGGTCGGGTCACAGCTGAACGGCGGCGCGTCTCCAAGCAAAGCCGACCCCAGCAAGATGACCGATGCCGAGTGGGCCAAGTGGGATGCAGAGCAGGCCAATAAATCTCGACGTTGAGTAAAACATCATGCCTAACACCAATTTAACGCATCAAATGATCGCCCGCGAAGCAGCCAAGATTCTGGCTGAAGAAGCGCCCTTTATCATGAACATCAACCGCGGCCGCCAAGACGAATTTGGCGAAGCCGTAAATGGCTACCAGAAGGGCCAGACCGTCAAAATCAAGATTCCGCCCACTGGCGTTGTTTTCGATGGCGCTCAGTTCGCTGGCGGTGGCGCAGCTTCTGACTCTGTCGAAACCTCAGTTGATCTGACGCTTGACACCCAGAAGCACATCGCTCTGCAGTTCGGTGCCAAAGAGAAGCTGCTGGAAATCACCGATTTCCGTGAGCGCATCCTGCGCCCGCAGATGCAGACGCTCAGCTCGGTTATCGAAGCCGACTTGATGCGCAAAGCTCTTGGCGGCGTCCCCAACTTGGTCGGCACTCCCGGCACCGTTCCGTCGGTCATGAAGACTTATGCTCAGGCTCGCGCCCGCATGAACAACTTCCTGACACCGGTCGGTGAGCGCACCGTCTGCTTCAGCTCGGATGCCAACACTGAGCTGGTGGATTCGTCGCGTCAGCTGTTCAACCCGAAGGCATCGATTGAGCGCGGCTATCTGCGCGGCGACATCGGCGAAGCCCAAGGCGCGATGTTCTACGAGCATCAGTCCATGCCGGTTCAGACCAACGGCACGCAGGCCACCGGCTTCACCGTAAGTGGCGCCGGCCAGTCTGGCACTGTGCTCGCGCTGGCAGGCCTGACCAACGCCGCAACGCTGACCAAAGGGCAGGTCTTCACGATTGCCGGCGTGTTTGCTGTGCACCCGCTGACTGGCATTGCCACGAACCAACTGCAGCAGTTCGTTGTGACGGCTGACTTCACCGCAGGTGGCGTCACTGGTTCGATCAACATCTTCCCTGGCATCAAAGCGACCGGCCCGAATAAGACCGTCAGCGCTGCGCCTGCGAACGGTGCTGTTGTGACGCTGGTTGGCGCGGCCTCGACGTCGTATCGCCAGAACCTGATGTTCCACAAAGACGCCTTCACGGCAGCCTTTGCGCCGCTTCCGGTGCTGGCCAGCTGCGAGGGTTACACCGCGCGTCTGCCGAACGGCGTCAGCGTGCGTGTAATGACCTTCGGTGACGGCAACAACGATTACGAGCGCACTCGTATCGATGTGCTGTACGGCTTCACTGTGGTGCGTGGCCTGCACGCTGCTCGTATCACCGAGTAAGCGGTTTCAAGCCGGCCCCTTCGGGGGTCGGTCTTTTTCGGAGGCAGAAATGCAAATCCAAGAATTCCCAAAAATGCTGATTCGTGAGGATCTGCATTGTGTCGTGCTCGATGAGGCAGAAGAGTCTGCCAGGCGAGAAGAAGGTTATGTGATGGCCGGCGAAGCCCCCAAGACTCGCGCCAAGCCTGCTACCAAGCCAAAACCGAAGGCAGACTGACCCATGGCCGTGACCGCCCAAGACATCATCACCCGCGCGCTGCGCAAGATCGGCGCGATTGATGCGATTGAAGTGCCTACCGCTGAGGAAATGTCGGACGCGCTTGGTTCGCTCAATGACGTGCTGGGCGCATGGTCGATCACTCGCGGCCTGATCACTGCCCAGACCAAGCTGCAGTTGCCGCTGACGGGCCTTGCGACATACACGCTGGGCGAGGGCGGTACGCTGAACATTGTGCGTCCTGTACGCATCGAATCGGCCTTTGTGCGCGAAGGCGGCATTGATAACCCAGTTGGCATTGATCCCATCGAGTATTTCGACGCCGAGTCGTTCAAGTCCGAGCAGGGCACGCCGTGCACAGCCTATGTGCGCTACGGCAACCCATTGGTCGAGCTTTCGCTGTTCCCCGTGCCGAGCAGCGGCGTGCTGCACATGAATGCCTGGATGCCGGTCGATGAAATCAGCGATGCCTATGCTGACTTGGAGATGCCGCGCTACTTCGCCAGCTACCTGCGCATGTGCCTGCAGATCGATCTTGCGCCAGATTACGGCCGCGCCATTGAGCCCATGTGGGAGATGCAGCGCCAAGACCTGCGCACCCAGATCACGGCTGTGCATGGTCGCCGCAGTCGCGTGTCGTTTGATATGGCCATCCAGCAGCGCGGCGCTCACGCCGACTTTCATCGGGGCAACTGATGGCTGAGTTTGACATTATTGCTGCCGCTACCAGCGCTCGCAGCAGGGCAGCGTCTGCGCAGCATTTGCTGAACCTCTACATGGAGAAGCAGGATCAAGGCGTTGTGCTTTACGGCACGCCCGGTCTGCGCCTGTGGTCGACGGTCGGCACTGGCCCGATTCGCGGCATGAAGAAGGCCAACAACGGTTTTGCCTATGTCGTGAGCGGCACTCAAGCCTTCAAGGTTGCGCCGGATGGCACGGCAACGCTGCTGGGCACGGTCGCTGGCACTGGGCCGGTAGCTTTGGCTGAGAACGGTGTGCAGATGTTCATTGCCGCCGGCAAGCCGAGTTACATCATCACGCTGGCCACGGGCATCATCGCAGAGATCACCGACGAGGATTTCCCGGGCGCGGCAATGGTGGGCTTTCTGGATGGGTTTTTCCTGTTCAACGAGCCCGGCACCGGCCGCTTCTGGGCTACCAGCGCCTATGACGGCAGCATGATTGATCCGCTGGATTTCGCCACGGCTGAGGGTGCGCCCGACCCGCTGATGTCGCTGCTGATCGATCACCGTGAAATCTGGCTGTTTGGCACCGACACGACCGAGGTTTGGTACAACGGCGGCAACCCTGACTTCCCCTTCGAGCGCGTGAATGGCGCGTTCATCGAGCATGGCTGCGCCGCTACATTCAGCGTGGCCAAGGCTGACAACACGGTTTTCTGGCTGGGGCAGGATGAGAACGGGCGTGGGGTTGTCTGGCGCGCTGAAGGCTACACGCCGCAGCGTGTCAGCACCCATGAGATCGAGAACAAGCTGAGCCGCTACGCCGTGGTGAGCGATGCCGTGGCGTGGGTTTATCAGCAGGACGGCCACCTGTTCTATGTCCTGAACTTCCCGACCGAAAACGCGACGTGGGCTTACGACATTGCGACTGGCACTTGGGCAGAGCGCGGGTATCGCAACCCCGAAGATGGCCTGATCGAGCGCCACCGAGGACAGAATCACATGGCCTTTGCCAGCATGAATCTGGTTGGCGACCACACCAGCGGCAAGATTTACGAGCTCGACCCCGACTGCTACGAAGACGATGGCCAGCCCATTGTGCGCGAAGTGGTTGCGCCGCACTCCCGCACCGGCAAGCGCGCTTTCTATGCCGAGGCTGAGATTCGCATGGAGTCCGGCATTGGCCTCACCGAAGGCCAGGGCAGCGAGCCTCAAATCATGCTGCAGATGTCTGACGATGCCGGCCGCACTTGGGGCAGTGAGCACTGGCGACCCATGGGCAAGATTGGCGAGTACCAGACCCGCGCTGTCTGGCGTCGGTTGGGCTCGGCCTTTAATCGCACATTCCGAATTCGCATTACTGATCCGGTGCCCGTGTGCCTGGTCAATGCTCGCGTGGAGTTCACGCAATGACCGGCATCAAGATTCGCGTCAATGAGGCGGATCTGCTGCGCGCAGGCTGGCCGAGAGATGCCGTCAATGCGCTGCGCGGCATCATCGCCGTGATTGGAACCAGCGTCAGCATTGGCAGCGTCAGCGACCTAGAAACACTCATCCTGACCACGACATCAGGAAACGCCAGAGATGCCAACACGGCCGCTCAGATGCAGGCCTTGGCCGATGAGCTGGGGCAGGTCAGACGCAACGCAACCGCATTCCAGCAGGCCGTCAGCCATCGCCTTGACGCATTGGAAGGCCAGCTGCGCCGAGCGCAAGAGATTCCCCCGCGCGTGGACGCCATCGAGCGCGCCATCCGCACCAACAACCTTCAGCAGCAGATCAATGAGCTGCGCGATTTCACCTTCGGAGCACGATAAATGGCACTGACCTACGCCAAGCTATTTGAGCCGGCACAGCTCACCACCTCGCTGGTGACGTTTTATACCGTGGCTGCCATGCCTTCGACCAACTTGCTGCGCAATGGCCGTGTGCGACTCAGCAACACCACGGCAGGCGCTGTGGCTGCTGATGTGCATGCCGTTCCGTCTGGTGGCTCAGCCTCTGATGCCAATGCCTTGGCAAAGGGCGTTGCGGTACCTGCCAACAGCTCGATCGACATTGATCTGCCGATCATGAAAGTAGGAGATTTCCTACAAGCCAAGGCCGGTGCAGCGAACTCGATCAGCATTCACGCTATTGATGGGGTGGTTTTCTCTTGAGGATTGAGCGGACAACTGATCCAGAGTTGATTCGCTATGTAATTACTCACGAATCCATCTACCCACATGTTTCTGATGATGGATCGGCAGCCCCTGATGACTATGAGCCTGTCATTGGCGAACCAATTTACTGGTTAGCAGTAATGGATGGGCAGCAAGTCGCAGGACTTTTCATGGTTCACCCATGGAATAGCGCAACCGTAGAGATTCACACCTGCATCTTGCCGTCATGGCGAGGCGTTCAGGCGCGCGAAGCGGCCTCATTGGTTCTGGCGTGGATATTTAACAAAACTGCTTTTCAGAAAGTAGTAACGCATGTGCCTGCAACCAATCGGCTTGCCAAAAAATTAGCGCTTGATGCTGGCTTCAGCATTGAGGGCATCAACAGAAAAAGTTTCTTAAAGAACGGCCATTTGATCGATCAGGCCTTACTTGGAATTACAAAAGAGGAGTGGTCAACATGCCAGTTGCAGCAGCAGTTGTAGGCAGCGCAATCGTTGGTGGAGCAGTGCAGAGTCGTGCCGCGAGCAAGGCCGCAAAGGCACAAAGACAAGCAGCTGATCAGGCCAATGAGACTCAGCGCTATATCTACGACCAAACGCGCGAAGACCAAATGCCTTGGCAAGATGCCGGACGTGCGGGGCTTAACTCGCTTATGGGCTTGTATGGCTTCGAGCAGAAGCCAGTGCCTGGCACGGGCAAAGCGGCGGTGCCCGGAACGCCAGCAGGATCAGGCTTATTAGGTGCATTTTTACAGCCAGCCAAGCCTGGTGAAGCAGCTATTCCGCCCGATATGGAATGGCAGCGAGCAGCCAATCCGAGTGGCGTCGCCAATTCCTTCATGACCATGGATCCCGGCTATCAGTTCCGACTGAAAGAAGGGCAGCGCAATTTGGAAAACAGCGCAGCAGCACGCGGCGGCCTGATGTCGGGCAACTTCCTCAAAGCGACCACAAAGTACGGTCAGGACTACGGGGCCAATGAGTTCACCAACATCGCGAATCGTTACTCGGCATTGGCGGGGGTTGGGCAGGCAACAAACCAGACCTTAGCCACGGCCGGGCAGAACTATGCAAATGCGTACGGCCAGAACGTCACAAATGCGGGCGCCGCAAGAGCATCTGGTTACGCGGGGCGAGCAAACGCAATTACAGGGGCACTAGAGACTGGCATGAATGCTTTCGGAAAGTTCGGATCAAAATAAGGTATCAGGGGTAAATCATGGCTTATGACATCGCAGGCGCTTTACGGCCTTTTAACCCGATGAATGCCTACGCCCAAGGCGCAGAGCTTGGTCGTCAGGAGACAGAACGACGCGAAGCAAAAGCGTTGACTGAGAGTCGAAAGCAATACGGCAAAAACTACCTCATGGCGATCAGTGCGCAATCACAGCCAGAGTACGGCGAAGGCCAAAGCTTCAGCAAAAATGCTTTCATGAATGGCCGCATGCTTGGTTTAGACACTGAGCAAGGCCTTGATATGACTAAGCCACAAGTGCCATTTGCTGAGCAGAAAGCAGCCGGCATCAAGGAGAATATCGCTCCTATCGTTCGGCCAGCGGCCCAGTACGATCAAGGCGCGCACTTGGCACAAGTTGCTCAGGATGCGGCAAAAGCTGGCGACTGGGATACTTTAGCAGAAATTCAAAAGCTATCCGGCACTGGTGCAGAGTTCGGCATGAATCCCCAGCAGGGGATTGACCCAAATACTGGCCGACTCAGTTACTTTGTTACCAGCAAGCAGGGCCAGCCGCGCTTTCTAGGCATCGAGGCGCAGCCAAAGCCGGTATTTCAGGGTGGCTTCCAGATTGATCCTGCCTCCGGCCAGCCTATTGCCGAACTGCCGATGAGCTCGAAAGATCGCGCCATGATGGGGCGACAGGATCAGCAGTTGCAGGTGACCTTGGCAAATCTCGGTATGACGCAGCAGCGCATGCAGACTGAAATGCAGGAAAAGGCTCAGAAGCAACAGCTTGAACTACAGGCGCGCGACAATGATCGCCGCGAAGCTGCTGCAGCAACTGACATTGCCATGGATAGCCTCAATACGCTGACCAAGCACCCTGGCTTGGCGCGAGGCACAGGTAGCGTGCTCGCGCCCATTGCGAGAAACATCCCCGGCACAGACGAAAAGGGCTTTGCAGCTCAGCTTGAGCAATTCAAAAGTCAAACCTTCTTGCCAGCAGTGCAGCAAATGAAGGGCATGGGCCAGCTTTCCAACGCGGAAGGTGCCGCACTGCAAAAAGCGGTGGGTAATCTAGACCCTGACATGCCAACGGCGGAGTTTCAGCGTCAGGCAGCAAAAATCATGGCGCAGATGAGAGCCTACCGGCAGCGCAAGTTTGGTGATCTACCTGCCACGACATGGGATGGCCAGGATAAGGCCAGGCAGAATTCAGGCGGAATGGCTATTGGCCAGGAACTGAAGACTATGCCAGCGCCATCCACTATGCCTGGTGCAATCGTCAATATGCATGGGATCAGATTCCAGTCTGATGGCAAGTCCTGGCTGAGGGTCAAATAATGGCGATTACGATTGAATGGCTGCCGACCAGTCAGCCAGCAGAGCAGCCAAGTAGCCAGCGCTCAAGCCAAGGGATTTTTATTGAAAGCCTGCCGACCAGCGCTCCCACGCTGGAAAATGCAGTTGCCAATACGCCAGAGGTCGGCGCGCTAACCGTGCCAACGCCGCCCCAACGCAGTGGCGTGACGCGCTTTCAGGACGCTTTCACCGAGAGCGTGCTTGGCATTCCTCGTGGCGTGCAGCAGTTGGCCATTCAGGCTGGAGGTTCGCCCGAGCAGATTGCAGAAAATCAGGTAGAGACTGATGTGCGCCGTGGCCAGTACAACAAAGACATCGGCACGCTGCCGGGCTTTGCTGGCGCTGTTGCAGGGCAAATGGTTGGCGGGGCTGGACTCATTGGGCTCGCTGGCAAGCTGCCGCGCTATGGCAAGGCCGCACAGGCAGCAATTATGCCTACGACTGTGAGTCGCGGCGCTGCACTCGGCGCTGCCAATGCAGGCCTGCAACCTGTCACCTCTGATGAGAGCCGCATCGCCAACGCCGGCATGGGCGGTATCGGCGGCGCAGCTGGCTACGGCATGAGTGTTGGCTTGCAGTCGATGCTTGATCGCATGACCGGCGGGCAGATCAGCAAGCGTATTGCTCAGCAGGCGCAGCAGTCCGCGCCGAGCGCCCCATCGGCCGAGCAGGTGCTGGCCAGCGTTGGCGTTGACGCCTCTCAGCTGCCACCCAGCGCGCTCGCATCCGTTGACGACTATGTGCGCCAGGCAATGGCCAGTGGCGGGCGAATCAAGCCGGAGGAGGCCGCACGGCAGGCGCTGGTTGAGAGCTTGCCAGTACCGATCCCGCAGATCACTCGCGGCCAGCGCACGCAGGACTATGTGCAGCAGGATACGGAGTCGCTGCTTGCTGACACAGATACTGGCGCCATGCTTCGCAATCTGCGGCAAAACCAGCGCGAGCTGCTGGCTGCCAACGTGGACAAGGTGGTGGAGCCATTGGGGCAGTCAGTCACGCGCCAGCAACTCGGCGAGCAGGTTCGCGGTGACTTGCTTGCTCGACGCCAGGCTGCGGCCGCTGGTGTTCGCAACCTCTACCAGCAGGCAGAGCAGCAGGCAGGCGGCAAACCAGTTCAGGCTAATGCGCTGGTGGACTTCTTCAATGCCAATGAGGGGCTGGAAGGAGTTGGCGAGCTGTTGAGTCGAGCAAAGGCACTAAAGATCGTTGGCGCTGACAAGGAAGGCACGCTCATTGCCAATACGGTGCCGCTGGCCAAGCTGAACGATCTGCGCCGATCGGCCACTGTTGTTGGCGGCGGCGCTGATCCAACAAAGGGCTATTTTGCCGGCAAAACCAAGGGTGTGATAGATGACTTAGTGGCTCAGGAGGGTGGCAACGCCTACCAGCCAGCCATTCAGGCACGCCGCAAGATGGGCGAGGAGTTCGACAATAACCAGGGCGTCGGCGGGCTGCTGAGAAAGCAGGGCGGCCGCTTCGGCGCTGACTTCGCCGTGCCCGACGAGAAAGTGTTTGATCGCGTCGTGAAGTCTGGCTCTATCAAAGACCTTGATCGCCTGCTGAAAGTGGCCGGCCCAGAATCGATGGGCTCACTGCGCGCCACGCTGGGCAATCACCTTCGTGAAACGATGGTGGGCGATGTGAATGGTCCAACGACGATCTCACTCAGTGCGCTTGAGCGTGAAATGAAGCTCATCGGCCCTGAGAAGCTGGAGCGCATCTTGGGTAAAGGTCCGACATCGCAGCTCAACCAGGTCGTGTCGGCGGCACGCCTCATCGAGCGCAAGCAGCCAAATCTCGCCGGCGGCAGTCAGACGACCTCGCGCATGGCGAATTTGCAGAACATGGGCTGGTCAATCATCGAGCGTGCAGCAGGCGCCATTCCGATGGTCGGCCCGGCAGCGGCAGGTATTGCTAAGAAGGGCGCCAAGGATGTTGCCGATAGCCGTCAGCTCAAGCAGGCGATGCAGCCCATGAGCGAAGAGTTACGCCAAGCAATGCGTCAGCGATCAAGGCCCGTCACTGGGGTTAACGCCCTCATGTCGATGTTCGGGGGCGCTGCGCTTCCAGGCTACGGTAACTATGCGCCAGAGGATCTGCAGCAGCAGTGATGCGATCTCAATAAAGAAGTTCATCACGCGCTCGACATAGGGCGCAGCGAGAAAAATAAGCGGCATCGCACAGGCCATTACTAAGGCCTGCTGTGGAATACCCGGAATCCATTCGTTACTCATCTCAACCTCTCAGCCCGCCATGCGCGGGCTTTTTGCTTTGGAGCAAAACATGGCAAAGCTGATGCCACCGCTGGTGACGCACTTTGACGACGACAATGGAAATCCATTAGTCGGCGGCAAGGTATTCTTTTATGAGGCAGGAACCAGCACGCCAAAGAACACCTTCACAGACGCAAACAGCGGCATCCCCAATCCTAACCCAGTTGTGCTTAATGCGCGTGGGGACGCTTCAATTTGGCTGACGGCCGGCGAGCCATACAAGGCCATCATCAAGCGCGCCGATGACTCTGTTGTGCGCACCGTCGATTTCATCACGCGAGATGCTGCTGATGATGCCACTTACGTTGCACTGGAGGCTGCTGAGGCGGCGCGGGATGTGGCGATTGAGCAAGCTGGCATAGCCACAGCTCAGGCGGTTATTGCCACTGAGCAGCGCGTGCTGTCTGAGGCCGGGCGTGTTGGTTCTGAGACTGCCCGCACAGGCTCCGAAGCAGCTCGAGATGCCGCCCTCCTATCCCGTGGCGTATTCGCCAGCACTGCCGATGCGCTGAGCAAAGGGGTCAACCAATTATCGATTACAGGCAATGGCTCTGGCGGCACTAACGGCGCAGGCTTCAAGGGTACTTTCACCGGTGGCGGCGGTACTGCTGCTGAGTTCTCATTCACTGTGGCTGGCGGCGCTATTGTCCCATCGAGCGTTGTCATCACGGCATCCGGAAAGAACTACACAAGCGCCCCTACTGGCATTGATGTTTCGGCATCTGCCGGTCTGACGGGCGTGACGTTCACTGCTGGTATTGGTTTTAACGCCAGTGTTGGCGAGTATTTTGCCGTGGTGCTGGCCGGTAGTGATTATGAGTATATTTGGTATCGCGTAGATGCTGGCCCAGTAGCGACTGAGGTCGTGCGAGGGGCGAAAGCTAATGTTCTGCTTCCGTCATTCGACATAATTCTGCCAAAAAATCTCTACAACCCGGCCCTTGCGGTGGATGGGTTTATTTATAACTTCGTTGGTGGCACCGCAGGGGCATTCGCTACCAGCATCATTAGCGGTTATGTGCCGGTGGTTGAGGGCAACACCTACACTTTATGGCAGAAGTCGCCAGAGAAGGGATTTTTTGATGCCGTCTATTGCTACGATGCGTCACTTGCATATCTCGGCATGTCAAAGTTAGTCACAAGTAATCCAGTGGTTGCTGGTATGGGGCTTGTAGCAAGTGATCCGGGCGGCACAGGAGGTTATCGCAAGATAACATTCACGATCCCTATCGGTTCCGGTGTCGCCTACATTGGCGCGCTGATGCTATACAACTACGCCGCTCATACAACCGAAGACTTTGACCGAATTCGCAACGCTACTCAGCTTGAAATTGGCTCAGTTGCGACATCATTTGAGGCTTATGGGACGCCAGCTAAAGCCTATATCAAGGAAGAGTATCTACCAGATACCCTGCAACTTTCAGCACCAGTAGCGCCAATTATCGACGGCTTTACAGTCACTCAATCTCGTAACTTGTATGACAAGAGCGTGGCTGTTGATGGTCATTTAATAAGTTATGGCACCGGCATGAATGTGGCTTTCGCTACCGGCATGGCGCTTGGGTATTTTCCTGTTGAGCCGGGTAAAACCTACACCCTTTCTATGGGGGATTCGCTAGGATTTGACTCACAGCGCCCTTTGTACTGTCGCGATGCCAACGGATCGTATCTTGGCGTTGATCACACCATTGGTGCTACCCCCGGAATGGCAAGTCCTCCAACTGGGGTTGTCTGGACCGGCAACAACACCGTCACTTTTACCATTTCTATTGGGTCAGCCATTCGTTATGTCGGGTGTCAAGCTGCTTACAGCACGCACAATCTCACAGACTTTAACCGTGTTATAGGTTCTATTCAGGCAGAAGAAGGCGTCGAAGCTACCGCTTACCAGCGGTACGCACCTTATGGCCTTATTTCACCTAAAGATCAGACGACAACGCCAAGTACCGTAACAATGCCACTATTGATTGAGCGAGTAGGCGACGACATCTATATTCGATCCAGTTTTGATTCAACTCATGATCTAGTACAGAAAGTCTCACTTTCCGGCGGTGCTGGAGGCACAGTTAATGTCATGGGTGCAAAGAAGATGCCCGTCATAGCTGAAGGCGCAATAGGAGGCTGGACGAATGGAGTACTGCTGGTGAGCCAAGGTGATGACACCGCACCGTTGCAGTATAACAATACATACATTGGGGCCAATCACGGCGCGAGCTTTGTTAAAGAAGTTACGGCAACAGCACACGGAAAAGCAGTGCAGGATGTTGGGTCTGAGTGGACTGATAGTGCGAGTCGAAAGTGGTATTTGCTGAAAATCGTGGATGCAAATAAGTTGTGGTTTCTATCTGAAAATCTTGCTGTTTATCCTGCATGGTCTTTTGCAGCTACTATTACAGGATCGACGCTCACTCACAGTGTTGGCGCTACCAACACCGGAGCAATAACAGTTGCCAGCTTTGTAACTACTCGGCTCTACCCTGCGCTTCAAGGTCAGACCGCAAAAGTGCTGCTTGACGGCATCACGGAGGTATCAGCAGACGGCCTGTATCGCTGCATGACTTTGGATGTCGTGAACAGTTACACGATCCCAAACCCAGCAGATGTTATAGAATTTTTGAAGACCCAAACCGGAAGTAGTACGCAGCCGTCATTTGTTGATATATCTATTGATGCTGATGTGCGTCGAACGACTACTTATCGCTATGCTGAGAACGGTTCCTCTAACATTGTGGACAGTGTTCAGGTTCTGCAACCAATCACGCTGAATTATTTCGGCGCGACACAGGCGGGTCCGCTGGCCTACTCTGGTAAGCAGCTCTGGCAATACATACCAAGAGTTAATCCGGTCGTGGGGGGTATTAAGACTTGGGACTTCAAGGCGCAGGAAAATATTAGCGGGTCATTTGAGGTACTTAACTTCGGTACGTCAACTTGGTCTGATGCTAACAACCCACCAGATCGCATGGCGCAGATTGTGAAGACCGCAGGTGTACCAGAGTTCGGTCTGATGGTTGGTTACTCTCCATTACGGTCTGTTGGTGTTCCTGCTCTTCGTAAGACTCTGGTCAGTAATGCGTGCTTTCTGTCCAGTAATAGAAAACAGTACCCCAGAGCTATCGATGTGGGCGGGCTCTTGCCAGTCGGTAGTTACTTTGAAATTATTGCTTTTCGATCCTACTGGTCTGCAAGCACTAATCTGGCTGCGACGTGTTTTGTTTGGTATCGCGATGGCAAGAGCATCATTGTGGTCGCAGACTTCCATCAAAACGTATCACTGTCAAAGCTCCCATTACCACCGCAGTTCACTGGCATGGATGTGGCGGTTGTAGACAAGAGTGCGTCAATGACTCTGCATGGTAACGGTGTGCTGGCTGCTGATGGCCTGCTGGTCAGCGTGACTGGCGGCTATGGCTATGGCGTTTTTAAATTAAGCTGAGGCTTAAAATATAACGATGCACTCTGGGCATTCCTAAAGTTCTATGCGTAAGGTTCGGCACACTTTCCGGCACATCCGCTGGGGTCAGTAGTGTTTTATAGGGGAGTTAAGGCACAACATATTGTGTTTTGCGCCCCTATTTGCCACTGTAATACCGGCTTTTGCAGGTTCAAATCCTGCCGTCTTGAAATGCAGGCTGGAAGCATGATGGGAAAATTATATTAGACAGGACGGTTTATATTAGACAATCGCCCACAAAAAAGCCCCAGCAATGGGGCTTAGTTTGCCTGCTGATTCAGCAGGTTATTTGGTGGGTCGTCCGGGACTCGAACCCAGGACCAATTGGTTAAAAGCCAACTGCTCTACCAACTGAGCTAACGACCCATGCTGACTA